GTTTACCTATTGTTTTACAACAAAGTGTATTAACGACGTTATTTTCTAAAGCATTAAGTGATGCCTGGCGAAATCTGTTAGTAGAAAGAGATTATGTGTTAAACAGTTCTAAAATCACGGATCTATATCCTGAATTAGTTCCTGGTCTCTACAAATACTCCGTTGGGCAACCAATGGGGGCCTTAAGTTCCTGGGCTATGTTAGCCTTAACACACCATATGATTCTGCAATTTGCAGTTCATAGATGCAAAGGAAAACAGGAGTTGTGGTATGATTTATATGAGATCCTTGGAGATGACATCGTTATCTTTGATAAAGATGTTTATCTCGAGTATTGTAAAATACTAGATCTTTTAGGCGTGGGTGCAAACCCTGCCAAATCTATACCTGCCCCGACTATTCCTGCTTTTGAGTTTGCTAAGCGAACTTCATTAAGCGGTGAAGATGTCTCGGGGTTATCATGGAATGAATTTCTTAAAGGAGATTCATTACCCGGAAAAGTTGGACTAATCTTGCGATTAGCTCTTAGACGAATCCAGCTATCACGAACTGCAATTGCAGCCGTGTTAGCTCGTGGAAGTCATGATATGACCAAACCTCTTAAGGCTGGCGCACATCATGCGCTTTTAGCTATTTTAGGATCATTAACCAAATCGGATAATAAATCGCTAGAATATGCAATTAGTGTACTGATAGATCCTCATAATGAGGAGGATGTTATAGAGCCTAAAAAGGCTTCTATACCACTGCATCAGACTATGCAAAGCGTGGTCGAAATGCTGAAAGGTGAATCTTACGAGATTCTAGAAACTACGTTATCAGATTTTGATACGAGACTAGAACTCGCTCGAGACGAGCTGATCCCTTATATGAGTGAAACTGCCTATTTAAAGGCTTTAGCTATCACTAAACAAGTGGTATCAACTTATGATGCAAAGATAGACGAATTTGCGTTCACTATTTTGGATTTATCCCCTATTGGAGATAATCCTGTGATAATGGCACAAAGACGTAGTATAGCCGAAGATATCCTGTTAAGGGATACCGACCCACAAGATCGTTTAGACGAGCTTGAAGATCGACTATACAAAGCAGCCAAATATGGTATGCCTATCTTAGAAGCCATTAAAATATATAAAGACTCTATTGCTTATGCAATGAGTTTTAAATTTAATGAAGCTCCTAGACGTACTATACCTACTGAAAATTGGTTAGTGCTTCTTGCGGCTAAAGCCGGGATGCCGGGAGTTCGTTGGTGGGACGCTACTACTGCTTTTGCAGGTTATGCGAATTACCTTTAAACTACACGAGAGCCACAGCTTGACTAGACTTATAGTCCAGACTCTTCTTTTCATATTTAGGCGGATTTTAGTTGTGCACTATTATCTGTCCTGAACTTGACTCTTCTAGTATATAGAAAAGCTTTGTTCGATGGACCCATTAGAAGTCATATCTAATGTTGGGATAGTAATATCAAACGTCGTCCAAATCAGGAAAGCGCGGGATTCAAAATACATTATTCTCTTATGAGAAGAGTAAATAATGGAATGATGAAAGCGCCTCTTTCACTGTATGAGCGGAAGATGGGCAAGAGCACCTCTTT